AATATGAAAAATTTAATACTTATATTATGGTTTGTTCTGTTTTTGATTCCATCAGCATCAGCAGGAGTTGAATATGTGACAGAACAGGTCTGTCACGCAATGTCTGGATGTTGGATGGATACGAAAACTGGCGAGTGTCCAGATTGTGTAATTGAAAAACGAGAAGTTGTTCATACACATGAAGTGATACCTGTAATAGTAGAAAAACCTATAGTAATAAAAGAGACACCAAAAGTTAAAATTGTTGTCTCTAAGCCCGTTGTTGTAAATACGAAATCATCTAAAAAGATGTGTTTCTTTTCAGATCTTGGAATGCCAGATCTAAAAACTGGGAAACCAGTTGGAAGATATCGTGAGTGTGATTGGGCAACACGAGGCAACAGAACGGCCGAAGCGGTAGAAAGAGGAATTGAAGAGTGTGGTGGATATATGAAATGGAAATGGACGAATGAACATCATAGTGAATTCATTTGTTCTGGATAACCTTAAAAAAATAAAAATTTATGCCTTATTATGACTATATTTGCGAGAAATGTGGTGAGGATTTTGAAGAATCTTTACTCATAGCTCGAAGGGAAGAACCCACTAAAAAACCATGTCCAATTTCTGATTGTGATGGTAAAGTTAAAATGTTGTTTGCAAAACCATATGTTGGTGATCCGTGGCATTTTGCAAGGAAAAAAGTCGATGATGGATTCAAAGACAGGCTCAGAGAAATAAAAAGCAAACATTTACATAATACAATAGATATACATTAATTTATGAAAAAATTTAATTATGATCTCCTTGAAAATCGAAAAGATCAATTAGAACAAGACAATTCAAGTGAAGATAGGGTATATCATTCTCCGAATGGTACATATCCATCTATCACCAATCTTCTTTATCATATGATTACCAAACCAGGCATTGAAGCGTGGAAAGCGAAAATTGGAAAAGAAGCGGCAGACAAAATTTCACATCGTGCTGCAAGGCGTGGTACTAACATTCATGGAATACTTGAAAAATATTTACGTGGTGATGAAAACTATTTAAAATTAGAAGATGGTAAGAGTAGTGTGATGCAAGAACACAAAGAACTTGTTCTTACAAGCATACCACAAATTGATTCAAAGATTGACAATATTCGTGGAATCGAATTGTCGATGTGGTCGGATCATCTCAAGGTTGCCGGAACTGCGGATTTGATTGCAGATTATAATGGTGAACTTGCAATCATTGATTGGAAGACAGGAAGTTATGTCAAAAAAGAGGAATATGTTTATAATTACATTTTACAAGGAACAGCATATTGTCATATGTTGGCCGAAATGTATAAATTGGTTCCGAAAAAAATTGTGATTTGTACACTTATTCGTTTTAGTGATCCTAGAAAACCAGTACCATTTATGGATGGTGATAAAGTTGTAGATATGCTTGTTGAATGGAAAGAATATAATCCTGAAGATTATGTTGATGAACTTCTCAAGGTATGTAATGCATACCATTTTAGTAAGAGCGGATAATATAAATATTTAAGGTATTGATGACCTTAGTAAAATAGATTAATCAAGACGTCTGTTTGATTCCGGCCGCTTCCACCAAGAACCTATGAGTTTTTCAGATAGACTTAGTATCCTTGAAAGACTCCCATCACATCAACGCATGACTGCGAGAGATAATGTTGGGAAGAAATCAAAGAAACTTAAAAAGAAGAAACACTACGAAGAACATTTCAATAAAGATTGGGATAAGGATTTGTGGGACTGATAGATTGTTGATGGGGGCGAATTAGGAAATCGATTGATAATAGTAAAGGCTAAGATAGATACTCAGTTGAGCAACGACTGTAAATGTGCAACAACCATAATCGCAAACAATAACGATTATACCGCATATTCTTACGCACTCGCTGCGTAGATTATAGCCGAGTTAGAGGGTAGTCCTCCGGCCAGTCGCTTGGGAACAGAAGAACTGGCCACCACACACATAACACACACAAAGAAAGGACATTATGTCTAACCCATATGAACTTAGGTTCAGATTACTTGAGATGGCACAGGGTTATCTCCAAGACGAACAATCAAGAAAAGAAAACTTTGTTACTGATGCATGGAATTTTGCACAAGAACAAGGTACAGCAGACATGAAGTTATGGAAAGAACTTCAGCCAGAATCTTATACCATTGAGGATATTAAGAAGAAGGCGACTGAACTCTACGAATTTGTAGAAACTAAGTAAAAAATAAGATTGGGGAGTGAATCCACTCCCCATTTTCTGGATAGGGATATGGCTAATAAGGTACATATAAAAATGGGGGATAATAAAATTGATACTCCCGAAGAAATGATTGAAGACCTAGAACAAAAATTATGGGAGAGTAATCCAATGGAAGCACTACGTTATGAGAAAATTGAAACAAGAAAGAAGTTGAATTGGTGGGCACGATTTTCATTGTCCATGATTATAGTTATGACTTTTTTGTTTTTAGTATGGTTATTATTTTTTGGAGCATTACCGGCCGAATCAAGAGATTTGATTAATATCATGGTTGGGGCCTATGTAGCTGTCCTTGCCAAGGCAACTGATTATTGGTTCAAGGATAAAGACGATCCTGAACACAAAGAAACGGAAAGTATTAAAACTGAAAATAATAATGATACGATTTAACTTGACAATGATGTCATAATTTGTTATAATTAAGAAATAGAATGGAACAACCACTTAATTTGTATACATCAGAACGTTACAATTCTGAAATTGAAGAAATCGTTACTAGAACAAAAATGAGTTTTTTAGATGCGATGCTCTATCATGCGGATGAAAATGGTCTTGAATCGGAAACGGTTGCGGGGCTGGTAAACGTTAAAACTAAAACCAAATTAAGGGAAGAGGCAGAAATATTAAATTTCATGCCAAAGACATCAAAACTTCCTATATGATATACCAAGTGACTCCTTATGAAGTGTACCAAAAATATTTGTCGTTGAAACAACACTTCAACAAGAAGGAATATGATTACTTTAAATTTCATGGAAAGGTTCGTGCAAGTGAAGCTTCCTTTGAAAAAAGAAAAGACAAACACCACTTCATCCGTTTATCGAAGATTTATAAAGATGAAGAACTTACTAAGTTTCTCGTTTCCAATTTTGTTAAGGGAAGAGAAATGTGGGTAGGCAATGTAACTTCACCAGAAGGTAGAAGTAATTACATTGCATGGAAGGCACGAATACAGAGTCTTCCATATGTATTTGAGAATGAACTAGAGGTTGTGTTCGATGAGAACAAAACTTTCAATGACATTTTCAATATAGAGGATGGTCAACATCCTCCAATAGTTCGCCATGTATTTGGTGAAGAAGTTTCGATGGAAACCTTTGTTATTCTAGATTCCATTTTAAACTTCACCTCTAAATTCAATGAGAAGATAGAGGAAACGGTCATCTGGCCGGAACTATATAGTATGTGTAATAATTATGCTCCATTCGTAGTTGTGAACAAGCAGAAATACGTAGACATACTTAAAAAACAAGTAGAATTACATTATGCATAAAGTGGATAATCTGAAACACGTAGAACAAGGAGAAGACGATGGCAAATTCATTTGCATCCCTCAAGACAAGTCGGTCAAACGACTTACAGAAACTTCAATCCGAAGTTGAAAAGATAAGTAACCCAAAAAACAATTTCAGTCGTGAAGATGAACGCTTCTGGAAAGCAGAACTGGATAAATCTGGTAATGGTTATGCCGTTATTCGATTTCTTCCCCCACCCAGCGGTGAAGATATGGCGTGGGCCAAAATCTTCAATCATGGTTTCCAAGGCCCAGGCGGTTGGTATATTGAGAATTCTCTGACCACTCTTGGTCAGAAAGATCCATTGGCGGAGTATAACTCCACACTTTGGAACTCAGGTATCGAAGCGAATAAGGAAATCGCCCGTAAACAGAAACGAAGACTAACTTACTTCTCAAACATCTTTGTCATCGAAGACAAAGCAAATCCTCAAAACGAAGGTAAGAATTTCCTTTTCCGTTATGGAAAGAAAATCTTTGATAAGGTTAGTGGAATGGCTAATCCAGAGTTTGAGGATGAGTCACCAATTGACGTTTTTAGTCTTTGGGATGGTGCGAACTTCAAATTGAAGATTCGTAAAGTTGATGGGTTTTCAAACTATGACAAGTCGGAGTTTGTTACTGCGGCAGCATTGTTTGAGGACGAAGCCAAGTTGGAAGAAACTTGGAACGCACAATATTCCTTGACAGAGTTTGTCGGGGAAGACAAGTTCAAGTCCTATGATGATTTGAAATCTCGTTTGGATATTGTTCTTGGAAACGTTTCAACACCAGCAATGACTGCACCAACTACCGTAGAATCGGTAAAGGTTCCGTTTGATGGTGGTGAACCTATCATACCCTCTTCTGATGAAGAGAATCTTGATTACTTCAAGAAACTTGCGGAAGCATAGTCTTACGTAATATGTCTTATGCTCGGTTATATCTCATTTTTATGATCGAGCATCTTGTATTAGTCCTCTTCCCATTCCTCCGCCTGGGTCAATTGGTGGTAAAATAGTGCTGGAGTTATTATTAGTTACGTGAGTATCCGCACTAACTACAGTTGGACTACTTCCACCAGATCCATTTAATCCAATCTTATCCATCGCTGCAGTATTTAATTGATTGCCTGTGATGTTTTTCATCGCTACCTCAAAAGGTATACTAACACCCCCTGTTTTCATTTCTGCTAATTGTAATTTTGAATCCTTTATACTTTTAAACTGTTCTATTAGTTCCGGCATAGCATCCTTGAGAAAGGTCAAACTTGAAGGTGCATTGCGGCCGTATTCTTCTGGCATATCTTTATCTATTCCTCTTCCATATACCCCTCCTTTTAAAGTTGTGCCTACCTTCCGTACACCTAATATCTCTGATATTCCCTTTTTCGCCATTAATGTTATTGCCCGTTCTGCCGTTTCTTTTCCTTCTCCACCCCTAACTCCCCTTATTCTTTGGTACTCGCCCTTTTCATTCTTAAATCCGCCCATCAACCTATATTGAGCACCTTTTCCATACTTTTCTATTAACTCTTTTGCTAATTCGGTGATTCTTGCTAATGCTTTAACTTCTTCTGCTTCTATTACCTCTTCACCACCATGTAGTATAGCCGGAAGGGGTATGTTAGGATCTAAGCCTAATAAATTCAATCCCTCTTTTCCAGATGGTATCTTTTGTAACAATTGTTGTTTTTGGTTTAATTCTTCTGTTAAGGAATTAACTAATTTCACATCACCAATTACCGTTGTTCTATTCTTTCCACCCCCCTCTGTTGTTCGTTTCTTTTTTGCTTCTTCAATAAGGGCAGGAAGGGCAGCAACTCTTGCTTTAATTTCGTCAGGTGATCCTTCCACACCAGTTTCCATATATCTTGTTTCTTCTCCTTTTGCTGAACTTATTTGTGCTTGCAATTTAGCAACCTTATCAGCATCAAAAAGTGTTGCTGATCGCCGTGCCTGACCCTTTTCTGGAAAAGTTGATTTACCTGCGGCTGCCATCTTTCTGACTTCTTCAAGAGATTTTCCTTTCTTCGCTTCCTCTTCTGCGAGCATTTTTTCTAAGTCTATTCTTTCTTCACCCATTTCTTTCAATTTGACTCTTTTAGTCATTGCTTTATCATCTTTACCAAACAAACCTAAGAAAGAATTCCATTTTTCTGAAAAGAAAGTTCCAATTGCATCCAATGCTTTTGCGATTCTCTCACCACCAAACCATCCTGCAATAGCACCAATTAATACACCTGCCAATGCACCAAGCGGCCCACCAACTGCAAATCCTGCCATACCACCTTTGAGTGCTCCCCACCCTGCGCCCGATGCGCCCGAACCTGTTCCTCCCAATGCAGCGCCTATTACTGCTGATGATTTGGTTGTTGCCCATTCATCTGCTTTGAACCACCCCATTATACCATCAATTAGAGGTGCAACAATCGCACCAATAATTGGAATAAATCTTCCAACTGTCAAAACTTTTGGTAAAATTTTACTCCATAATCCTGCACCTTTTCCACCTTTGAAGAAATTTGTGAGTCCTCCTTTGAATCCACCACCAGAACCTAAGAAAGATCCAGCAAAGTTTGCTGCAGTATCAAATAATCCACCACCATCATCTTGACCAGCACCTTTCTTTCCTTTTTTTACTAGACTTCCGCCACGTATTTTTGCTTTTCCACCCCTAAGTCGTTCTCTTCTTGATTCTGCGGTTTCAGAATTGTCACGAATGAATTGTAGATTATCATCTATATTAATTAACAATTCATTGGTAAATTCAAGTCCTCCTCCTGCACCGCCACCTGCGGATTCTCCTCCCATTAATTCTTCTTTTGCTTGTTCTATTGGTGA